TCGCTGCTGTATCGTTCCTGGTTCTGAAACACCAGGTTGATAAGAGCAAAGAATTTCTTGTGATGCTTCAGGTTCCTTGGCTGCTTGACTTCAACCATGTATTCCTGACCTGTCTTCAGCTTCTGCATGGTTTCTTCAGATGTCCTGTTTGATGGTAAAAGCCCTGTCAGGGTCTTCACAACGTAGAACTTGCTCATTTGATCCCCACTATGGCGTTTAATGCGGCCTCAGTGTCCATATTAGCGGCGTACAGAGCCTTTGCGAGTGATTTGCCGTCAATCCCCCTGTCAGACAGCCAAGCAGTCTCGTCGCCGTCCATATGGAGCCAGCGGTGGTCGTCAAAGCAGAGAGGTATTGCCCAATTGTCGCCAGACTTTCGCCCCATGCCATGTTCGCCGCTTCTTAGCAGGTGGTGCGCTTGAACAGGCTCTGTCCCACAAACGCAGCAGGGAAGCCCTGCAACGAATTGCAGGTGCTTTTTATCCCTGATGGGCTTGGGTGGTTTCTGGAACATTAACCGCGAGCCTTATCGATTGCGGCATATGCGGCATTTTTGGCATCTATCACATGCGGGTGCGTTGCGTTCCAGCCGTCAGGGTGGTTAATCTGGCTCAGAACATTAACGAGGGCGTCAAACAAATCAGGAGCCGCTGCCATCATGTTGGCGTCTGCGGGTGGGATTGTTTGAAATTGATCATCGCTGGTGTGATCAACGAAATAGCTTGTTCCTACTTGAACCGATCCGCCGGGGGTTACATTCCAAGGGGCTGGTGTGTGTGTCATGGTGTTTTCCTTTGTAAGTCTGTTTAAGTCCGTAATCAGAATATAGGGCATGTTGCGCAATGCGTCAAGTGGTTAATTAAATAAGTGGCGGGGGTTCGGGGGAGGAGCCAAACACCCCGCCTTGTCGCTCAACCGTCATGTGTAGCGCCATGCGGGAGCAACAATCACCAAGGCACGTCGTCGTCTATATCGACTGCGCCAGCGTTATTATCCGGCTCATGGCTTCCCGGTTCAGGCAGCTTGTCCAGCAGCGTCAGGGTGCCGTTGAATGGCCGCAAGACGACTTCAGTGGAATACTGGCTCCTGCCTTCGCTGTCTTGCCATTTACGGGTTTGATTCTGGCCCTCAAGGAAAACCAGACTGCCTTTCCTTAGGTACTTGGACGCGATTGTAGCCATACCGCCACCGTTCTTGTTGTCCCACAACACTGCGCGATGCCAGTCAGTTCGTTCCTGCCTTTCCCCTGTGTTATCTTTCCAGCTTTCACTGGTGGCAACCCGGAGATTGCACACATTTACACCGGATTGCGTGGTGCGGACTTCCGGGTCTGCGCCCAGGCGTCCGATGATAATTACTTTGTTTACAGAACCCATTACATTTTACCTTTCACTTCGTCGAGTGTTTTCTGAAAGCCTTCATATAGATCATCAAGGCGGTTAAGCACGTCTGAGAGCGTCCCTGAAGGTGTTTCATCCTGTTCAAGCACCTGAAGCCGCCAACTTGCCACAACAGCCCTGCGCGGGTCTGTGAAGAAGCCTATCGTTCGCCAGACCATTTTGCCCTTGTCTGGTCCTTTTTTGGCGATATTGCCCTTTTCCAGAACCCATTGGTCGTCGCCGGATCGGAGGCGCCAGTTTTCCCGAAACTGAATAATCATGGTTTATTTGCGAGGAAGTGACGGCGGGCGTCACATTGGTTGTTGATGTAATCCAGCTTTTTGCTGTCAAGCAAGCCAAGTGATACAATCGTTTCGTTGTTATCCCGGCATAGCTTGTTGATATGGTCGAGGTCGTCCATTTGCTTCAGGCCATTGCAGAAGCGTTTAATGAAGTCGTCAAAGTCGCCGTCATTGACCGGGATAGTCCAGGACTTTGTGGGGTCAGCCTTTGGCCTGCCTGCGCTGTTTGTCTCAGGCTTGCTGACAGGGGCAGCAGATTGCCCGTCGTCGTCTTTTTCCGTGCCAATACCTGCCAGGCATGAAAGCGTGTACCGCCTGGCGTATGTGATAGCTGAGCCAATATCCTGCATTTTCCCTGTTGACGGGATAGGCAGGACAGCGCATTCACTTTCACCACTTGCCGCATGGGTAAACATGGTTTTGACGACCAGCGTTTCCCCCTCGTAACAAGTCGGCTGGCTCATATGAACCCCGTTGCTGTTCAATGCAGGCACAACAGCGGCAATGACTGCCGGGAGGTCAGCGTATTCATTTTTGAAATGTGGGTTTTTGGCGTTGATTGTCGCGTTTGACATTTCGCCTTGCGCTGCGACCATCGCGGCAGCCAGTGTTTTGTGGCCTGTCATATCACTTGTTCCTTCTTTTCAATGGTAAATCCGGGTAACGTCCTCACGCCGGATAATACATCCTGACGCGCTAATTGCAACAGCAAACTGTCAAAAGTGTCTGGCGCGGTTGAATAGTAGTGCATCAAGGCATCCAGCCGGTTTTCAATGTGCGGGATATAGTCAGTGCGGATGCCTACTGCCCGTTCGCCTTCAACTTTTGTTGTGCCGGTCTTTCTTGCTTCCCGGTTTGCGGTTTCCTTAAAAGCCTTTGCGACTTTAAGGCCATCTTCAGCAGCCTCTGCCTCCGCGATATTGGATTTGTCTGCGGATCGGACCGCTGCGAACGCTTCTGCTTCCTTCTCAGCAGCCACACGCCGCGCTTCTTCTGCTTTTGCTTGTTGTAACTCATGCTGTTTTTTCTCCCAGGGCAAAAGGGCTTCCTTGCAGGCATCGACTGCCCGCTTGACTTGTTCGGACAGCGGTTTGAATTTGGCGTCCACAGCCTTTCCGGCGTCCAGGTGCGGTTGCTTTTCAGCCTTCCGCATTCCTTCCGCCAGCTTACCCTTTGCTTGCAGGTCGCGCATAAGGGTGACAACACCTTCGGCAATTTCAGGGGATTGCACAGGCTCCCCGTCAAGCCAGTTCCGGGCCTCAAGGTAATGGTCTTCAACCGCTTGTGACAGCTCGTCAAAGGCCGATGGCGGGCTATTGTGCCCTGCCGCTGCTATGTCAAACTCTCCCATTATAACGCCCTTTCATAAGCTGATTTTGCCGCGATATAATCATTGAAAGCAGCATTGTATTGCCGGTCTAAATCAATCTGCTGTTCAGGCGAAAGCCCAACAGTGTTTGTTGCCCCGATGAATTCATATCGCTGGTATGCGTTCACCTTGGCATCAAACAGTATTTCAATCTCAGACAACGCCATTATAAAACTCCCAAAATGAATTTGATTATCAGGCCGATAATTCCACCGTCCATATCAGCCCCCGAAAGCGTAGATAGTTAGCGCAAGCAAATACATGGATACGGTAAATATTGCCACTTGCGCCACATAAGAAAGAACACGGTTTATTTTGTAAATCATCGCACGTATTTCCTCTCCGGGATAAACCCCATTTCAGTTTTGACCATCCGGTTTTTCTTGAACTTATCGGGGCGGCAACGGAAATTATCTGATCCACAGCCACCCTCCGCAAACTCCCTGATTTCACTGAAGCCGACTATCTTGCCATCCTGCTTTTGGGGCCATGCCTTCGCCAGATAAATCCAGCGGTCAGACTGCATGACAATCCTGACATAGTGGTTCTGATGCTCGATGTATTGCCGATAGACTTCACTCATTTGACAACTCTGCGCGGGCGTGTGCAATCAGGTCATCGTCTGACGGGTAATCGCAAAAGTCGTTATATTCGGTTTCTGTTGCGTCAAACCACCGATCCTTGCCGGACATCGTGCGGGTCAGAACGTGCACGTTGACCATTTCAATACTTGGGTGTTCAGCAGGTTGACCGCCACTGTCTGCCATCGTCGGGCCTTGCTCTGGTGCGCCCCAGTTCACGTTGTAAATGAACCTGACCTCGTAATCACGGAAACCCCTGTCTATGTCAGAACCTTCAGGCCCGTTCAATTCAATAGTGTCTTCATATGTGAACATTAGCTTGCACCCCCGCCGAAAGCGTCTGCATGGGTGGTCTGCTTGATGACGCCATCAAATGTCAGGACCGTAGGAAACCGTTCGCCACCAACCACCGCAGCGTATGGGCTATAAATTGCAACCGGCATTTTCAGTTCAAATGCAAGGCGCGGGTTTTTAATGTGAACTTTGTTTGCCGGGAATTCCTCGACCAGCCTGCGAATGTGGTTTTCGATGCTGTTGACGTTTGTCATGGTGTTTTCCTTTGTAAGTCTGTTTCGCTTCAATAAAGCCACAGTATTTTATATTGACGACTAATGCAACAGAATAATGTTGCAAAACGTAATTTAATTTAATATAACCTACCCATGAAGAAAATCGAATGGACAAAGGTGCGGCGGGATAGCGAAGGAATGGGCGTCCCGCCAAGCACGGTTAGAAGCTGGAAACGGCGCGGCATCCCTTACAAGTGGCAGGTTGTTCTTGCCAAGCGGTACAGGACAACGCCAGACGCTGTTGCTGCGGCTGTTGAAATCAAGGTGGTGGAAGATGCTGAAAGTTCTTGACCTGTTCTCAGGCATTGGCGGCTTTAGCCTTGGCCTTGAAAGAGCGGCCGGCTTTGAAACCGTCGCCTTTTGCGAGATTGAGCCATTCCCGCAAAAGGTATTGAAAAAACACTGGCCCGATGTGCCAATATATGAGGATGTGAGGGAGTTAAGCCGTGACAGACTTGAGGCAGATGGACTTGGAAGAATTGACGTCATCACAGGCGGATACCCCTGCCAGCCCTTCAGCTACGCCGGGAAGCGCGATGGCGCGGAAGATGACCGTCACATCTGGCCTGAAGTTAAAAGGATCGTGGCTTCCATCCGGCCCCGTTGGTGCGTGTTTGAGAATGTTTCTGGACACATCACAATGGGCCTCGACGAAGTGCTTTCTGACTTGGAAGGCGAAGAATACACCTGCTGGCCGGTTGTTATTCCAGCTTGTGCCGTCGATGCCCCGCACCGCAGAGACAGGGTTTGGGTTATTGCCCACGATGACAACGCAAGAGATAGAGCATCCGGCAGCAGAATTAACAAAAACAGGTCGGCGCAAATCAAAGGACGGAAAAACCAGCCACAGTTTGAATTTAGCAGACACGGTGAGGATGTGGCCGACACCATCAGCGGGGAAGATAACACAAAGCGGGTAACTGGTAGACAGTCAAGGCAACCCGTGGGACGGGACAGGGAAGCCGCACAGCAAAAAAACGGGTCGCCCAGTCCAAACGGCCCTGAAGGACACTGGCCGACTGAACCCCCAGTGGGTCGAGTGGCTCATGGGATACCCAGAAGGGTGGACCGACTTAAAGGATTAGGCAACGCCGTCATCCCGCAAATTCCCGAAATGATTGGCAACGCAATTCTGGAGGCTGAGAATGAAACAGACTGAAGCGCAACTGCACTCTACTGTCAACGCTTACCTGACAGCCACAAACCCGCCTTGTATCTGGTTTCCGGTTCCCAACGCCACAGGCAACCTTGGCAAACGCCGGGGCGGTATGCTCAAGGCTTCAGGTGTGCGCAAGGCGGGCGTCCCTGATTGGGCGTTCATGTGGAACCGTGGCTGCGGTTTTATTGAACTGAAGATTGAGGGCGGCAAGCAGTCTGCCATTCAGAAAGAATTTGAAAAGCACTGTATTGCTGAAAGCGTAAAATATGAAATCGCACGATCCATTGAGGACGTTAGGGAAATTTTGCAGGAATGGGAGTTAGAATAATGGAATGGAGACAAAGCCAACACCCTGAGTTTGAGGTTAGTGAATTCGGGGATATGCGGGCTATAACAGAACGGTACAGCAGGCCAATCGGAACTGTTGTGAAGGGCCACAAGCAAAAAGAGGGTTATACCATGTATAATCTAGTCCACCCTGACGAACATGGACGGGGCGCAAAGAAGATGCACTGTTCTGCTCACAGGATGGTTCTGTTTGCATTTATAGGTCCGCCACCTACTGACGACCATCAAGCAGCGCATTGGGATGGCAACCCCGCCAATAACCATTATTCAAACTTGCGATGGGCCACGGCAGCAGAGAACACCGCAGATAAAATGCGCCATGGCACACACCGTCAGGGCAACCGAAGGTTCACAGAAGATGACGTTATCGATATTAGAGCCAGAAACAAATCTGGTCAGTCGTACAATATTATCTGTGCGCTATACAAAACATCCAAAAGTAATATCAGCAGCATAATTAACCGCAAGACCTGGGGTTATATTGACGATGCTGAAGCGATTGACGCAAGAATAAGGGAGTTGAAAGATGCCGACTAATCACTGGTCAAAGACACTGCCAGACGAAATCACAAACAAAGTCCTGAACGCCACTTATGAGGCGACAGGAATGAACCGCGCATTGTTGCTTGGCAAGTCTCGCCGCAGGAAGGTCGTCAACGCCCGCCACGCCGCTATGTGGGTGCTTACAGAGCATCTTGGGTATTCCAGCACACAGGTCGGCAAAGCCCTTGAAAGGGACCACACAAGCGTTCTGCATGCTATTAACCGCATCGACAGGATGATTGCAGACGATAAGCCTATCAGCCTGACTGTGGCAAAAATACAACGGCTTGTCACAGCCGACAGGGCCACGCTTGACGGCTTCAATGCCAGGGCAAAGTTCGCGCATAAGGCTGGCATCCCTCTTGAGAATGTGATTGGAATATAACATGAGAGTGCTGGTAGCCTGTGAGTTCTCCGGCGTCGTGCGCGATGCGTTCCTGAAGCGGGGGCATGTTGCTATATCATGTGACATCCTGCCGTCAGATAAATTTGAGCATCACTATCAAGGCGATGTGATGGACATTATCCACAAGGATTGGGACTTAATCATCGCGCACCCACCATGCACTTACCTTTGCAATTCGGGGGTCAGGTGGCTTTATAAAGGCGGTGCAGCTAAGAATGGCCCTGATGCCCACAGGTGGGCTGACATGGTACGTGGTGCTGACTTCTTCAAGGCGATGCTCAATTCCCCGGCAGATCGTGTCTGTGTCGAAAACCCTATAATGCACCGCTACGCCAAGGAATTGATTGGCGTCGAACAGACCCAGATAGTCCAGCCGTGGATGTTCGGGCATGGTGAGACAAAGGCAACGGGGTTGTGGCTAAAGAACCTGCCGCCGTTAGAGCCGACGGGCATCGTGGAAGGTCGCGAAGGCCGGATACATAGTCTACCGCCGTCAGAATATCGCGGCATGTTGCGGTCAATAACTTATCAGGGCATTGCTGATGCGATGGCTAACCAATGGGGAATATAAATTGTTGATTGTGGCGAACCCACTCGCTATAATCAGCAGCGGAAGGGACAGCGCAGTTGCAACTGCCGATCCGGGTTTAATCCTTTGTCCCGCATCATCCCTTCCGCAACAAAGGATGATATAACATGCGTGGATACTACAAAATGCATAGAGGCTGGATGTCCAATCCGGTCTTCAAACAACCCAAAATATATTGCGAATTGCTGGCGTGGGAGTGGCTAATCTCAGAGGCCGCATACCGCGAACACCACACCAGAATGGGTAACGAAATCTTTGAACTTGAGGTCGGGCAAGTCGTCCATTCCTTGCGTTTTATGGCCCAAGCGTGGGGCTGGAACAAAAACAAGGTCAACAATTTTCTAAAACGGCTCGAAAAAGCGGCCATGATCGGGACACAAACAGGGACAGCAGGAACGCTGATAACTATTTGTAACTACGGGCAATATCAGAACGGTCATATTGAAACCGGGACACCACATGACGCAGAACCGGGACACCAACGGGACACCAACGGGACAGAGGCGGGACAAACTAGAACTAAGGTTAATAAAGGTAATGAAGGTAATAAAGAAAAACCCCCTAACCCCCAAGGGGGGATTGATGCCCCGCAGCGGTTCGTTGATGTCTGGCATGAAACTGTTGTGGATTTGCCAAGGATCAAGTCCATAAACCCGACAAGGTGCAGGAATATCAACAAACGCTTTGCAGACACCTTCGAAGGCGATATTGAGCAATGGCGACGGTGTTGCGAGCGAATACAGGCCAGTGACTTTCTGGCGGGTAGGGAAACCAAGTGGTCTGCAAGTTTTGATTGGGTGCTGAAGCCTGCGAACCTGACTAAGATTATTGAGGGTAATTACACGAACAAGAAAGGAAATCCCAATGGGCAACGATCTAATCTCTCAGCCAATTTATCCGCAATCAATAACATCATTGCCAGAAAAGGCGGTGCTGACGGCGGAAACAGTGAAGCCAGCGACGGAGGAGGAAATCCTGAAATCACTAGCGGGTTTGTTGGTCCTGTTCCCCGAGGCGGTTCGTGACCTTGCGCCATTTGAGCGTGAGGCGTTTTATGAAGTCTATGCTGCGGCTTTGGCAGGAACACAGCGCCACCTGTTGCAGCGTGGCCTTGCTTCAGCGGCAAAGACCTGCAAGTGGTTCCCAAAACCCGCTGAATTATTGGCGATTATTGCAGAACAAAAACAGCGGTGGATGAGTGGCACAGACAGCGGGCGACCAGAAAAGCCCGTTGAAGACACTGAAACAAACCCGGAGATGCAGGCAAAGCTGTCTGCACTGGCAAGCGGAGCATTGAGGCGATGACTGAATTTTATCAGCCTTATGAAACTTATGAGCATTATTCGTCTTGTGGTGTTTTGCTATATGTCGGAGTTTCAATACATTCACAAAATCGGTTTCTTGCCCACAAACAGGCAAATTGGTTTCCGTTCGTTAGTTGCGTCAAGGTAACAATTCACAAGTCGAAAGATGCTGCATTATCGGCTGAGAAATTTGCTATACAAACATTGATGCCGAAATGCAACAGAACTCATGCTCGACACAATAGGGGTATTGATCGGTTCGCCTGCCTGAAAAATATGGAAAAGGCGAATGTGAATGTTTCATGGATGTATAGAACAGCAGGCGATGAAATCTATTTTGACCGTAAAACTGAAATGCAAAAACGGCATAATAGGCAACTAAAGGAAATTAAAATAAATGCGCGGCAAGCTGAGAAAATTGGCATCCCAAAGAAAATTGCAATTTCATATTTCAAAAAGCATGATGTAGAGAAAATTCCAGTAACGGAAATATTTGAAGACCTCTATGATTTTGTTGACCTTTCGATATTTGGGCAGACAATATCAGCATCATACGCAAGCGGGGCGGTAAGACGATGACAACAGCCAAGCAAATGCGACAGCAATTCGTAAAGGAACAGCAACCAATGAACCGTGAAGACATACTGAAGGCCGCAACACAAGCTGTCTGTAATGACCGTGAACAGACACACGGCGATGCAGCGGTAACATTCGAAAGCGTGGCTACTCTGTGGAGTGTTACATTTGGAATTCCAGTTGAAGCGTGGCAGGTGTCAATTGCAATGCAGCAGCTAAAGCAGGTGCGGGTTATTGGTGGTGACTACACGGAACCGGACCATTGGACCGATATATGCGGATATGCTTCATTGGGCGCAGAGATTGCAGGAAAAGCATAATGCGCTGTGTAATAATTGAAAGCCCTTACGCCGGGAACGTACAGGAAAACACAGAATACGCCCGCGCCTGTGTGCGGGATAGCCTGCGCCGGGGTGAAGCCCCGATTGCCAGCCACCTGCTATACACACAGCCAGGAGTATTGGATGACCTGGACCCCGCCGAAAGAAAGCAGGGGATTGATGCGGGGTTAGCGTGGCGCAAGGTTGCCGACGCCTCCGTTGTGTATACGGATTTTGGTATTTCAAGTGGGATGAAGTACGGCATAGCTGCCGCCGAAAAGTCAGGGATTATTGTTGAATACAGGGAAATCGGAAAATGAAATCAAACCCCGTTGCTAAAGCCGCTGAATTGCAGTTAAAACTGGAGAAGAAGAGCCATGCCAGCACCAAGAGGATGCTTGCCTCTGCTTTGGAAAAAATAAAAAACCTCGAGCAGCGCTTGACAAGGAGTGACGCATATGGCAACATTGCACGATCTTAACAGGGAGAGAAAAATGTCAATAGTTGATGAGTGTTCGGGTATTTTTAAAGCGCTTTCCGGGATGGAGTTGCCGGAAAGGATTGACGCTATAAATGAAATCAGGGCGTCTCTTGGGGAATACAGCCCGTTTTCGTCGGAGCCTGTTGATTGTGTGTTCTGGATGAAAAACGATATGGTTGTTGCTAATGACTACAACCCAAACAGCGTTGCGCCGCCCGAAATGGAATTGTTGCGGAAATCAATATCAAACGATGGATATACTCAGCCGATTGTTTCCTGGCCGCAGGATGACGGAACTGTTGAGGTTATCGACGGGTTTCATCGTCACCGGGTTGGGAAGGAATGCCCTGACATCCAGTCAAGGGTTTTGGGGTATTTGCCGGTAGTTAAGATCAGGCCGTCTCATGAAGGCCGCAGCGACCGGATGGCGTCTACTATCCGTCACAACCGGGCAAGGGGCAAGCATGCGATTGAAAGCATGTCTGATATTGTCATTGAGTTAAAAAAGCGCAACTGGACCGACACCAGAATAGGGCGGGAGCTTGGCATGGAGCAGGACGAGATTTTGCGTCTATGCCAAATTTCAGGTCTTACTGATATTTTCAGTGACCAGGAGTTTTCAAAATCATGGGATGTCGAGGGTGCAATTACTGAAGATGATTTTGAAGAGTTGACAGACGACATAACTGGATATGATGAGGCTGAATTGTCCAGAACGGTAAACACTGGAGACAAAGACCGCATATTCCATACATTTGACAAATGGGAGTGCAACAAGGCCGGATTTTATTCATCAAAGCCACCATCCGGGATGACAAAGGATGATTGCAAGGCGGTCTACCGTGATTTTCTGGCTGACTTAACCCGGTTTGAGGCTGGATTGTCTGGCGTCACTGGTGAGTGGAAACGCTCATGTGAGCATTATCTCACAAATACTGCGATGAATAGAATTGCCTGGCTTGGCCAGGCTGCTTTGTGCTATTCTGAAGGAATACCATCAGAGTTCCGTGGCGGTTTCGGGTTGTTGACAGAGGGCCAACAGGAAGATGCTAACGAGATGGCCTTGAAGTATCTGAATAAGTGGCTTGTTGAGAACAATCTTCCGGCTGTCGAAATGTCTGACGCTATTCCATCCAGACAGTCTGAAATTTATTAAAGGGAGCAATGCTGTGGGAGTTAAGAAATTCAATGATGTGAGTGTTCTGGATGCTGCAAGGCATCGGATCAACAAAACCCTGGATGCCGTTGACCGTGCATATATTGCGTTTTCAGGCGGCAAAGACAGCAGTGTTATGTTCCATCTTGTCATGGAAGAGGCTGTGAAGCGGGATATGAAGGTTGGCGTTATGCTGATTGACATGGAAGCGCAATACAAGGATACGATTGACCACGCGAAAGAGATGTTCGCCCTGTACCGGGATAATATTGATCTTCACTGGATTTGCGTTCCGATGAGGCTTCGCAACGCATTGACCAATTACGAACCGCATTGGGTTTGTTGGGACGAGGACAGCAAGGATGATTGGGTAAGGAAAAAGCCAGTTAATGCCAAGGGTGTTGACCATTATCCATTTGCTTTGCCTGAAATGGAGTTTGAGGAATTTATTGTTCTGTTCGGCAAGTGGTATGGCCAAGGCAAAAAGACAGCCGGGTTTATTGGGATCAGGGCGCAAGAAAGCCTTCATCGGTATTGTGCGATTGCAACCTGGGAAAAGCGTGACTTGATGTTGAATGAATGGCGCTGGACGACAAAGATTGTTGATCAGGTTTATAATGTTTACCCAATATACGACTGGCTTACAGAAGACATTTGGCGTTACCATGCAATGTTCCCGGACAAGCCGCACAATAACATTTACGACAAAATGCAGATGGCCGGTGTTCCGTTAAGTCAGCAACGCCTGTGCCAGCCATTTGGTGACGACCAAAGGCGGGGTTTGTGGTTGTATCATATACTTGAGCCGGAAACGTGGTATAAGTTAATCTCAAGGGTGAACGGTGCAAATTCAGGTGCGCTTTACATCAAAGAAAACGGCAACATGACTGGATACAACAAGGTGACGAAGCCAGAAGGCCATACGTGGCGGAGTTTTTGCAACATGCTTTTGCAGACCCTTCCCCCCAAAACGAGGAAGCATTACACAACCCGGTTCAAGAAATTCATTCATGGTTGGCACCAGCGCGGATACGAGGTCATACCTGAAGAAGCGCCGCCTGAACTTGAGGCAAAATGTTGGGCGCCATCATGGCGCAGAATGTGTAAGGTGTTGTTAAGGAATGATTATTGGTGCAAGGGCTTAGGGCAAGGGCAACCAAAAAGTGATGCGTGGAAAAGGTATCATGACATTAAAAAACGGCGTAAGGAGGCGCTGAAGGACGTTACGGAAGATCAAGTGCAAATGGAACTAACCGCCTAAATGATGCTTGTTGTGCCTTCAGCCCCTAAACTGCCTGCCATAATGTCTGTTCTGACGGAGGCATTTAACCCGCCCGGCAAGCTGAGCGAAACACTCAAGCGCCTGCATGAGATTGATGCCCTAAAGGCTGATATTAATTCATATATGGAAATTAACAAGGAACTGTTAGAGGACAACGCAGACGCTTTCAACGAGATCGATGCACTTCGGCTCAAAATCAAGGAGCAGGAAATCCAGGCTACACGGCTGACACATGACTGAAGTCCTGCCCAACATCATAGACAGCCTGGAAGAAGTCGTCTGTTGCCAGAATGTTGAGGTCCAGTGCCACACATCACAGTGCATGGCTTGGCTGTGGGTAGACATTGACGCTGGCCTTGGCCTCTGCGGAATACCAGCCTGCAATGTCGAATATGTCCGCAGGCAGATGTCGCGGGAAAGCATGAAGGTTGTGAAATAACCAGAAATCGGTTATCATTTGGGAATGGACGCACCCGGTCCAGAGCAATACTAAAACAGTTTTAAATAGAATGGCAGCACCAAAAGGACAGCCCAAAAAAGGCGGGCGAAAAAAAGGCACCCCAAACAAGCAAACCGCTGACATGCGGGCAGCTATGGTTGAAGCCTTTGACAAGGCTGGAGGCGTCGAGTGGCTTGTAAAGCTGTCACAGGACGATCCTAGAACCTTTGCGGGCCTTGTGGGCAAGATTATACCAAACGAGATTAAAGCCACCGTTGAAGGCGAGCTTGTCCTTAACGTAGTAACGAACGTACCTCGTGCCGACGATTGACACAGGATATGTCCCCCGCAAGCAGTTCGTTGACTTCCACATGCGAACACAACGCTGGTCCGTCATTGTAGCCCACAGACGCGCAGGCAAGACTGTAGCCTGTATCAACGACCTTGTAGACGCTGCAATACGCTGTGACAAACCAAACCCCCGCTTTGTGTACCTCGCGCCATTCTTCAGGCAGGCTAAAGACGTTGCCTGGCAAATCCTGAAGGATGCTGTCCGTCCGTTTGGTGACAAGGTGACTGTCAACGAGAGTGAATTGCGGGTTGATATAGGCGACAGGCGCATAAGACTGTACGGCGCTGACAATTACGACGCTCTGCGGGGCATATACGTTGATGGAATGGTCCTGGACGAATATGGGGACATGGACCCCCGAGCCTGGCCTGAAGTGCTTAGAGCGTGTCTGGCAGACCGCAACGGCTGGTGCTGCATGATTGGCACACCAAAGGGCGAGAACGACTTTTACCAGAAATACGCTGAAGGGCTTGACGACGACACCTGGTTCACTTCGATCCTGAAGGCCAGTGAAACAAACATTGTGCCAAAAGACGAACTGGTCGAGATGCGGAAGGCAATGTCTGCTGAACAATACAATCAGGAAATGGAGTGCAGCTTCCGTTCTGCCATCGTCGGCGCATATTACGGCAGTTACATGGAAGACGCAGACAAGGACGGTCGCATATCATCCGTCCCGTTTGAAAGCGAACTTGACGTCCACACCGCCTGGGATTTGGGTGTTAATGACGCCACAGTTATCTGGGCCTATCAGCTTGTTGGCAAAGAGATACACATAATCAACCACTATGCAGGCACAGGGCAGGGCTTGGGCCATTACGCAGGCGTTCTGAAGGTTTGGTCTGATGACCTTGGCTATCGCTACGGGACGCACAATTTCCCGCATGATGTGGCGGTCAGGGAACTGGGCACGGGCAAGTCAAGGGAAGAAACATTGCGTGAACTTGGTATCCGTGTTAAAATTGCTCCCAAGCTGTCTGTTGAAGATGGAATTAACGCTGTCCGACGTATCCTGTCGCGGTGTTGGTTCGATAAAGAAAAGACGGCTCCGGGAATGCGAGCCTTGCGACAATATCGGACTGAGTACGACGATAAACGCAAGACGTTCCGCAACAACCCGCTGCATGATTGGACGTCGGATCACGCCGACGCCTTCAGATACCTGGCGGTCAGCCTCAAGGAGAAGTCCAAGGCCGAGCCGCTAAAGTATAATAACAGCGGGATTGTTTAATGGCTAAACTCAAAGACAACGAAATTCTAAGTATCTGCCGCCAGGAAAGCACCCAGGCGCAGAGTTACGTCACATCAGAAATATCCGACGACCGTGAAAACGCTATGGACAGGTACCTTGGCCTGCCATTTGGTGATGAGGTTGCCGGTCAGTCAACAGTCGTCACCCGGTCAACGCTTGAAACTGTTGAATGGATTATGCCAAGCCTGCTGCGTATCTTCGTTGCGGGCGATGACATTATCCGCTATGAGCCGGAAACCCCCGAAGACGAGCAGTTTGCAGAACAGGCGACAGACCTTGCAAACGTGGTGTTCAACAAGGATAACAACGGCTTTCTGATCCTGAATACGTGGTTTAAGGACGCATTGCTCCAGAAAATGGGCGTTCTGAAGACTGACTACAACGAAGACGAAAGCACCACCACCACAGAATACACCGGCTTGTCACTGCCGGAACTTACCAACCTGCTGTATGACGACAGCGTTGAGGTGGATGAACATACCAGTGTGCTGGCAGACGGCTCTGAGTACGACCCTGCCGTTGACCTGCTTGTTGATGAGCAGGGCATGTCGCCGGAAGTATTCCACAACGTCAAGGTGACGCGCACAGTCACCAAGGGCCGCATTGAAATCCTGCCTGTCCCGCCCGAAGAATTTTATCAGTCATACGACAGCGCAGACCCGGACAAGGCAGCTTACCTTGAACATCGGGTAAGCAAGACCAGGTCAAAGCTGGTCGAGGAAGGCTTTGACAAGAAAGTTGTTGACAGCCTGCCTGGCGGTGACAGCAACGACGAGAACGGCGAAGAACAGGCCCGAATGGGCACAACCCACACAGACGAACACGCTGACAGCACAATGAAAGAGGTCATTGTTCACGACAGCTATGTGTTCATTGACACGAACGACGACGGCATTGCCGAGTGGTGGAATATCGTCTGGGTTGGCGAACACATCCTTGAGAAGACGGAAGTTAAAGGCCAGCCGTTTAGCACGATTTGCCCGATCCCGTTGCCGCACCGGGCTTATGGGCTGTCGCTTGCTGACTTGATGTCAGACCTTGAACGCATCAAGACAACCCTGTTCCGCCAGACCCTGAACAACCTTTACCTTTCAAACAATCCAGAACGTGAAGTCGACATTAACAAGGTTGTTGACCTTGACGACTTCCTGACAACGCGCCCCGGTGGCATCAAGCGCGTCGAGCAGATCGGTGCAAGCCGTGAAATCGCTTACCCGTTCGTGGCTGAAAAGTCATACATGATGATTGACGGCCTGGACAACATGGGGTCGAAGCGCACAGGCGTTTCGGATATGTCTGCTGCCCTTGACGCTGATGTGCTGGCGAACGAAACAGCCACGGCGTCCAACAACAACATGGCGCAGAAGAACCAGCGGGTCGAAATGATTGCCCGCATCTTCGCAGAGACAGGCGTCAAGCACCTGTTCAGGCGTATTCTTAACCTGCTGGTCGAGCATCAGGACAAGCCCCGGACGCTGAAGATGCGCGGTGAATGGGTGCAGATGGATACAAGCGGCTGGAACCCTGAAATGGACGTTTCCATTGAAGTCGGGTTGGGCCACGGCAACCGCGACCAGCAGGTTAGCCACCTGAACAACATTCTCATGTGGCAGAAGGAAATACTGGCCTCTGGTGGCGTTCCCGGCTCCAAGGGGCCGATGGTCACGCCGAAACATATCTACAACGTTATGGAAAAGATGATAACCACAGTCGGCTTTAAGTCTGCTGATTTTGCATTCTCTGATCCAGGCGATGGACAGGCACAGCAACAAGAGCAAGGACCAGACCCACAGCAGGCGCTTATTCAGGCTCAGATGCAGATTGAACAGCAGAAGGGCCAGATTGCCATGCAGAAGGCCCAGATGGACAACCAGACCAAACAAGAGCAGGTCAAGTTGTCGCACCACGAGGCCATGCAGAAGCTGGAACTTGAGGCCGAAAAGCTGGACATTGAACGCGAGAAGATTGCCGCAGATATGCAGCAGACCGCAGCCAAAATCAGAAGCGACGAGGCCCAATCAGCCGCGCAGCTTGATGCCAAAGCTGATTTGGAACTTGCCAAGATTGCAGACGGTGCGAACGCAAGGGCTGAAGCCAAAGACCCTGTTACTGTCAACGTCGGCGGCGGATCACGCGAGATCAACGTCCAGCGCAACGCTGATGGTTCACTGACAGGAAGTATGACAGATGGCGGTTGAAGACGGCTTTCTTCCGGTAGGCGTATCAGGCAAGAACCTTGACACGACTGTTATCACGCAAGATGACGGCTCAACCCAGGCGCACCGTGAAGCTGTGTTTCTGGCTGACCCTGAAGACACGGACGCCCGCGCAAAAGTCACAAACTCAACACCATCTTCAACAGATTACGGCGGGCTGGTCCGACAGATAGAGCATCCTGCGTCGCGTGGTGCTTTCGGCTGGCTTCGTGTAAGCGCACCGACAACGCTGTTCGACAGCAAACAGCTATTCGACAACGCGCCCCTGTACTGGGATGACCAAGAGGTCAGCGGTGGCGGCACAACAAGCGTTCATTCAACGCTAAAGGCGTCTTCCACCCTCGGAGTTGCCCTGAACACCGCAGGCAAGCGGGTGCGCCAGACATTTCAGCGGTTTAATTACCAGCCGGGCAAGTCTCAGCTTGTGATGATGACAGGCAATATAGGGGATAGCGGCGGCGGGTCCGGCATTGACGCAGGCATGGGCTTGTACAACGGAACTGATGGCGTCGCTGTCCGCTCTGTTGATGGCGTCCTTCAGTTGTTTGTTTCAAGTGGCGTGTCTGGTTCCGTTGTCGAGGACAGCGTTAGCCAGGGCAGCTTCAACGGAGACAACCTTGACGGCACCGGGCCGTCTGGCCTGACACTGGACCCGACCCAGACGCAAATCTGGTGGATGGATATGGAGTGGCTCGGCGTGGGGACCGTCCGCACAGGGTTTGTTATCAACGGCGAGTTCATCCTGTGTCACTCGTTCCACCACGCTAACCTTGTCGGCAATGTCTACATGTCAACGCCTAACCTGCCCTTGCGGTATTGGCTTGAGAACGACGGGACAGGTGCGGCGACGACCCTGCAACATATTTGTTCGACGGTAATCAGTGAAGGCGGCGTTGAACGCATTGGTAATCTGCATTATCACTCGACAGAAGGCACGCACATCGATGCAGATACTGCCAACACCCTCTATGCGGTTGTCGGCATCCGTCTGCAAGCCGCCAAGATCGGGCAGGTGGTTGACCTGACAAACATATCCCTGATTAACGCTGCGGCAGATGACTTTGAGTGGATTGTGATGTGGAACCCGACCGTTGTCGGGACGTTCACGTACACTGACCACGTAAACAGCGCCATTCAGACGGCAGTAGGCGCAACGGCGAACACAGTAACCGGGGGCCATGAAATGAACGGCGGCTTCGTAAAGTCGGGGAATACAACTGGTTCTATATCCGTCGAGATAAGCAATGCCTTGCGTCTTGGTGCTGCCATTGACGGCACCCTTGACGAGATTGTGTTGTGTGTCCGACCGCTGACAAACGGCGCAGACATCGACGGCGGTGTGTCGTGGCGTGAGTTGGTCTAATGCTGGCAAGCCTGCTGACAAACGAGGTTTTTGCGACAGCCCCGCCGATCCGTAAACGTGAGAGTGGCATAGTTGGCGGCAAATTCCTGATGGTCGCTGGATACGCTAAAGACCTTGAGCGTGAGAAGCCGCAAGAGGCCATTGCGAAGGAAATCGTCAAGCAGGTTATCAAACTGAACCTGCCGGAAGAAACCAGGGTAGAAGTTCAGCAGATTTTACCCTGGACAGAGCCAAAAGAGGCCGATTACAGCCTGCTGGCGGCGGATTATGTGGCTTACACAAGGCTGGTAGACATCCTGATAGCCCACGCGCAGGAAGAAGAACAGATGGCCCTTGTTATGGCTATGTTGATGGCGGAATAAAGAACATTGTAAATTAACCGGATTTCGGTTATCATTGTACCAAGGTAACAAAATGGCATATGGATTACTTCAGACGCAAGAGGCACAGCCCGAAATCTCGCAGGGGATTTTCGGCACCGCCCCAACTACGCCTGTGAATAACCCCTGGCTTGCAGATTATGCCCAAAGCTACGCGCCCCGCGAGGCTGCGTTTCAGGCGCCTCAGAACCAATTTACCCGCTACCACTGGCAAGGTGGGGCCAATGGCTCTCCTGCCCCCTCTCAGAAGCCTGGAATAGGTCTTTCTGGCGGTCTTGCAGGTAATGATGACGTTTACCAGCCCCGGCCACAGTATCAGGGTGATGGCGCGGGCGGCGATGTTTACGGTTCTGGCGGATCGGACACGATGCAGGGCGGGAGTGGTTTTGATTTCCAAATGCCTGACTATTTCGGAGATTTCGGCGCAGGGTTGTCTGGCCTTTTGGGCGGCGAAGTGTCTGCCGGGCAGGTTCCGTCAGGCTCGCTCTTTGACGACGGCCCTGGGGTTGTCGGTATTGACAATCAGGGCAACCCCGTAAGCCCTGGGATGTTTGACGGATACTTTACCGGACGCCCGACAGGTGGCTTTGGTCAAGCAGGATCGACGGCGCGGGCGATTGGCAATATTGCAGGCCCGATTTCAAATCTCGTTTCGACATATGCCGCGCCGTTTGCGCTTGGCGCTGGTGTGGCAGAGTTGGGGGCGATTAACAACGCCCGCGCCAGTGTTGGGTTAGGCCCAATGTCTGCTAGTCAGGTCGCTATGGCGGCGCTGTCGCCAGCAACGATGTTCGGTATGTCTCAGCCTGAAATGCAGGGTGCGCTGGCAACAATGGCAGACAGGTCTTCGCCGGGTATCTCTATGAGCAGGGCAAACCAGGGCAACATCGGCCCCACGGTGGGCAACTTGCCGACACCAGGGCCGCAGCCAACTTCAGGCCCAGTTGGGCCTTTGGCAACACCCGCTGCCCCTGTCAGCACTTCGATGCAGAGCATTCTTAACGCGATTGATACGGCACAACCAACACCCGCAGATCAAATTGCAGCGGCTCATCAGGCGGGCGTGGCCGCAATGGCGGCAAATGCTGCGGCTATGGGTTTTGGGAACCTAGGTTACACAGGCACGGCAGCAGACGTCGCCGCATATAATTCAGGCGCTGATGGCGCTGGCGGCGGGTACAGTGGCGGAGGTGGCGGAGAAGGCCAGGGAAGCCCATCAGGAGCAGATTGGTAATGGATAAAGAAACAAAGCTGAAGGAAGCGACCAACAAGGCAGGCCGCGCAAAGCAGCTACTGGACAACCAGGAACTGAAAGCAGCCTTTGAAACCGTCGAAAGCCGGTATCTTGAGGCACTACTTGGAACAGACGTTGACGATGACGTTGCGCGTTTCCGTTTTGCGGAAGCAATCAAGGTCGTCAGATTGGTGGCCCGACAACTGGAAATCACGATCCAGAACGGGAAACTCTCACAGGCTGAACTTGACGCCATGAACGGTGTCATGAAGGCCATTCACTAGGAGATTTTAGACGATGGCTGGCAATAACCCGGAAGGGAATGCACATGAAGGCCCGGTGTCAATTGATGATGCCGTTTCACTGCTTGCTGGATCAATGGAACCCGAAGGGACAACCGACGAACCTGAAAGCGAGACCGTAGCTGATGAAGAAGAAACTGAAGCTATGGCCTCTGATGAAGAAGTTTCGGAAGAAACGGACGCTGACGAGGAAGTGTATGAAGATGCTGACGAAGACGACGACGAAGACGGGGAACTACTGCTTGAGATTAAAGGGCAGCAGATAACCCTGGCTGAAGTCGAAAAGTCGATGATGCAGCACAAGGATTACACTGAAAAGACGCAAGCAATGGCTGTCGAGCGAAAGCAAATGGCAGACATGCAAGCGTCAATCGCAGCGGAGCGCCAACATCTTGCACAGATGCTGGAAGCCGCGCAGAAGGCCCCGCAGGATGAGCCGGATTGGGTTCAGCTTGCAAACGACGACCCTCTTGAATACACCCGCTTGCGGGCTATCCATGAGGCCACCAAGGCAGAGCAAGACGCAATGACTGCCGAAAGGCAGCGCCTGGCTCAACAGGAGCAAGTGGAACAACAGCAGAACCTGCAACGCTACGTTCAAGCGGAACAGGCAAAGATGGTTGAAGCCATCCCTGAACTTGGTGGGGAAAATGCCGCGCAAGTAAAGGCCGCAGCAGGCACTTACATGCAAGGCATCGGGTACACGGCACAGGAACTTGAACAACTCTTTGACCACAGAGTTGTCGTTATGGCACATGACGCCCGTCAATGGCGGGAATTGCAGGCCAAAAGCAAAACGGCAGCGAAGAAAGTCAAGGGCAAGGCGAAGGTTATCCGTCCGGGTGCAAAAAAGGGCAAGAGCGCAATGAAGGCTGACCAGCGGATGAAGGGTGTCGAAAGGCTCCGTAAATCTGGTTCCGTCGAGGATGCTGTAGCATTGTTGACGGGTTAAAATAAGGAATTGCAATCATGGCACAGCCTAGCAATACACAATCAACCTATGGCACAATCGGAAACCGTGAAGACCTTTCCGATGTGATTTACAACGTGGCACCTTGGGAAACCCCCATGATGTCCAAAATGCCAAACAACAAGGCAACCGGCACTCTGCATGAATGGCAGACTGACAGCCTTGGTTCAGCCGCCCAGAACTGGGTGATTGAAGGCGACGACGCAACCACGGACGCTGAAGTTGCGACCACACGGTTGACCAACTACTGCGGTATTTCTGACAAGGTGGCTCGTATCACCGGCACTCAGGAAGCTGTTGACAACGCTGGTGGCTCTGGCCGCATGGCTTATCAACTGGTCAAGCGTGGCCGTGAACTGAAGACTGACATTGAACTGTCAATCTTTGCCAACAACATCAAGGTCGCCGGTAACGACACGCTGGCCCGCGAAGTTGGTGGCCTGGAAAGCTGGATTGACACGAATACGTCAGCCGGTGCTGGTGGTTCTGACGGTTCCCTTGGTACGACAGCCCGCACGGACGGAACGCAACGCGCTTTCACTGAAAGCCTGCTGCTGGACGTTCACCAGGCTGCATGGGATGCTGGTGGCGAGCCTGACACCCTCTATGTCGGTTCGTTCAACAAACGTGTGGCCTCTGGCTTCACAGGCGTTGCCACCAAGTTCAAGGACGTTGACGACAAGAAAATCGTCGCGTCTGCCGATGTCTACGTTTCGGACTTCGGTGAACTGTCAATCGTTCCGTCACGGCACATCCGGTCCCGTACTGCAATGCTGATCGACCACAACATGGTTGCCTTCAGCACCCTGCGGAACATGGAAACTGTTGACCTTGCCAAGACCGGCGACAGCGAGCGCAAGCAGATCATTTGCGAGTGGACTATTGAGTGCCGCAACGAAGCCGCCCACGGCCTTGTTGCTGACTTGACCACTTCCTGATCCGGTTAGGGGGTCGGGCTTGAGTATGTTTGCCTGACCCCCGCCTCTTTTGAAAGGACAATAGCCGATGGGTTATAACCTGAAACAAAACGAAGACGGTTCTGCCGATTTCGTTGACCACGCTACCGGGGTCGCTCAAGTTCGTATGAGCAACGCCCCCGGTTCGCTTGGTGATACACGCGACAGCGCCGTGAGTGGCCTTGTCACGAAGATTGAGCGTTATGGCCCATTCTTCAGTATCACCTTCACTTTGACCGCTGTTGAAATCACGGTAACTGACGCCGCTGGCTCTGGCTCTCATGGCCCGCTGAAACTGTTTGATTTCTCTGCAAACGGTGTTCAATATCTGGCATGTCGTCAGAACTACACAGCATTTGCTGAAGGCGCTGCCCTGACGGGCGCCGCTGGTGATGCAGTGTTTGAAATCGGTGTCGGCTCTGCTTTGATTGCCGCTGCCGCTGACGGCACTCTGGCAACCGCCAATGACGACATTGGTGGCGATGTAAACGTAACGCTTTCTGGCGGAACGGGTACGGGCACAGCTATGACCTCCACTCAGAAGATTGTCGACGGCACCACAACTGCCACTGACATTAACCTGAACTGGTCTGGCACTGCTGCCACAATCGACGCGACAAGCACCATCGACGTTACAGGGACCATCACGGTAACTGGCGTTCTGTTGGGCGACGACTAAGTGACGGGGCAGGTGCCTCTGCGGTCCCACTAAAATGGGGGCTGCGGTGGGCCTGTCCTGCACTTTCTTTGGAGAATAAACATGGCTCGCAAGCCTAAATACACAGAAGCAGTCGAAACCGTTGCTGAAGCTGTCGCCGCTAATATCAATGTTATGATTATGTGCGGCAATATGTGGATGAAAGACGTTAAATGGCTTCAGTATGATGTTGTCGAAATGACATCTGAAGAAGCTGACATTGCCTGCAAGAACAACCGGGCCAAGGCCACCAAGGACGACGCCACGCATGGCAAAGACCCTGAAGGCAATCGGGTTGCGCTGTGAAAAAGGAACTTATCACCTCAAGTCACGGCATCGATACCTACGGGCACCTTGACCACGACGGCACCCTGACGCTGGTCAATGAGTTCGACGCCGAGCCTATTATTGAGGCCAACAAGGCGGCATCAAACGACGGCACAGGCGGGTGGTCAAAGTCCAGAAATATTCGCAAGGTGGCAAACGTCCCGATTGCCCTGCTTCACTTGTGGGACAGCATGGGTATCAGCCCGACAAAAGACCCAGTGGCCTTTCGGCGCAAGCTGAATGACCCGGACTTGAGATTTTTCAGAACCGATGGCGGAAGCCGTCTTTAAGGAGCCGTCATGGCAGACAAAAACCAACAATTCGACGTTATTACTCCGGGCGGTGCCTTGGGTACGACGACAACAGGTAACGCCATTGACGTTGGCGGGGCTTCCGGTCTTGATATTTATATGTCAGCGACTGCCGTTTCAGGCACCAGCCCGACGCTTGACGCTGTTATCTGGTCAAGTGCTGACGGCACTGTCTGGATCAGTCACACCGCTTTTACACAGGTGACGGCGGCAGCAACTGAACTGAAGTCCATTACCAGCTTCGGGCGGTATATCCGCTGCGTTGCTACAATCGGCGGATCGTCAACACCTACGGTGACTTTCACTCTCAAGGCTGTAGCCAAGTGAGGGAGGTTGCCATCATAGGGCTTGGTGGCGGCATGGAAGACGCGCCAATGGATGTTGAGCGTTGGGGGTTGCCGTGGTCCGGGGACAGTTCATATGACCTGTATTTTGAGGTTCACCACCCCGACGTCCGGCCCTATACGCAGAACTACAAGGACAAGCTGAATGATCTTGATATGCCTGTCGTCATGCAGCATGAAATGGAAGGCATCCACAACAGTGAAGCATTCCCGATGGGCGCTGTGAATATGGTTGGCGGCTACCTTGAGAGCAGTATCGCCTACATGTTGGCATACGCCATTTATGAGGCTGTCGACAAGGTCGCTATCTACGGTGTTGGCGCTCCGTTCGACAGTCATTATGTGGCGCAGCGGTCAAACCTTGAATATCTGATCGGCTTTGCCAGGGCGCGAGGCACAAAGGTTGAAATTCAGGATTGCAGCGAATTGTTGCAGTCACATTGGGACGCCGGAATATACGGCTTTGACAAGGCCAATTTGAGGCCGGGAACAGAATATGTCTCTTAGCACCTACACAGAACTTCAGAGCAGTATCACGAACTGGCTACGCCGGGACGGTGACACAAACCTTGTCGCGACAGCCCCAGACCTGATTTTGCTGCTGGAGGCAAATCTAAACAGGGAATTGCGTCACCGGGATATGGAAGAGACTGCAACACTGTCCCTGACGGGCGGGACGGCTACTGTGGCGCTTCCTTCGGACTTTATTGAGGTAAAGACCGCAATTCTTCAAACAGACCCCAGGCGGGTCATGTCATTTGTTACGCAGTCACAGCTTGCGACTAACTGGCCCACCACCGCCACCGGCATTCCGACAGAGTTCACAACCGTCGGCGCGAACATGAAGGTCGGCATAATTCCTGACAGCGCATATGACATTGAACTTGTCTATTATGAGAAAATCCCGGCCTTGGCCTCAAATTCGACAAACTGGCTGCTGACAAGCCACCCTGATATGTACCTTTTCGGCTCTTTGCTGATGGCAGCACCGTTCCTTGGTGACGACGAACGGGTGCCGGTGTGGGCTTCATACTATGAAAACGCTGTGAAGTCGCTGAAGGGTGACGCCGACAGGTCTTCATATTCTGGCGGGCCGCTTTATTCTCGCGTTGGAGTTACCGTAGCATGATTTTTGAAAATGGCGAGTTCATGCCGGACCAGCCCGCCTTGGGCAACCCCGGCAGCACCATTGCAGAAAACTGCTACCCGTCGCCTCGCGGGTTTCGTCCGTTTGGGCAACTTGTCAACATCTCTGATGCTATCGACAGCACAGCCCTTGGGGCAACGTCATTCACAAGCGACGACGGCACCAGCAAGGTCTACAGCGGCAATGCCACAAAGCTGTATTCAATGGAGGCAGGCGCTGTTGAGGACCGCAGCGGGGCCACATACACCAACACGGCGACCTTTTGGGACTTCGCAGCCTTTGGCGACCAGTGCATTGCCACCAACTTTGCGGACAATCCGCAGGAAATCACAATGTCTGCGGCGAGTGGTACAAACTTCGCAGACCTGACGACAGACTTTAAAGCCCGGACAGTTGCTGTCGTTCGTGACTTTGTGATGTTCGGCAATACCAATGACGCCACGGACGGCGATGTGCCGAACCGCCTTAGATGGTCGTCTATTACGGACCACACGGATTACACGATTTCAGCCACCACGCAATCGGATTATCAGGACACACCGGGTGGCGGTATCATCCAGCGTGTGTTCGGCGGGGAATATGCCACAGTCCTGTTTGAGAACAGCATATATCGCGGGAATTATGTGGGCAGTCCAAATGTTTGGGATTTTGACCAGGTGGTTCCTGAGATTGGCCTCTGGTCTATCGGTGCCGCTGCACAACACGGTCACATGGTTTACCTGCTTGACGGGTCCGGGTTTTATGCCTTTGACGGCAACGGGGTCCAGCCGATTGGCAACGAACGGGTTGACCGTTTCTTCTGGTCTGACTTCGACGCCAGCTATCCAGAAAGACTGTCATGCGCCATTGACCATGACAACAAATGCGTTTGTTGGGGGTACCCCTCACAGATCAATTCGTCCGGCAAGCCAAACACCATCCTGATTTTCAACTTTGAAATCAATCGCTGGTCCTATGCGCGGGTCGATCACGATATTCTTCTGCCATATTTGACGTCTGATTTCACACTGGAAACGCTGGACAGCTTCCAGAACGATGTTGACGAACTTGATATGAGCGTTGATAGCCGGATGCTTTATGAAGGCTCACGCATCCTTGGCATTATGGACCAGGACATTCTGACGTCGAACCAGGGCGCACCACTGACAGCCGTTGTTGAAAGCAAGGAAATGCAGCCAGCACAGGGCAGGCGTTCGCATGTAAGCGAAGTGTGGCCCATGAATGATGGCGGCACAGCAACAGTCCAGATTGGCACCAGAGACAGGCAGCAGGACACATATAGCTGGTCTGATGCCGTCGCGGTTAATGATACCGGGTTTGCCCCGGTTGACGCTGAAGGGCGCTACCACAGGGTCAGGATGAATATTTCCGGCGAATGGTCAGAGAGCCAGGGTTCTGACGTTACCGCCAAGAAACGCGGCAGGTTCTAATGGCATTCAGGACACTTGCGCCGAACGAAAGCAACGTCAGAAAGATTGTCGAGATTGTTCGACAGCTTATGGACGGCAAGAGCAACAACACCGGAAGTTTTACGATTACGGCGAGCGCGGCGAGTACGGCAGTGACTGACTTGAGAGTTGGCGCAGATAGTGTTATACTTGTGTCACCAACAACCGCCTCCGCTGCTACGGAATGGGCCTCTGGTGCGATGTATGTCTCATCAGTAGGAAAGCAGACGTTCACTGTGACGCACAATAATTCAGCGCCAACAGACCGAACGTTTAAATATGCAGCAATAAGTTAGAGGTGGTTTGATATGGGTTTCCTTGATGGCGGGTTTTTAGGGTTAGGCGGCGGTGGTTCAACCCCGTCCACAATCCAGACAACAACACAGAGTTCTGAGCCGTGGGAAGGTCAACAGCCCCACTTGCGGAACATTATGTCTGGGGCACAAACGGCTTTCCAAAACGCGCCACAGCAATATTTCCCAGGATCGTCCGTTGTCGGCTTCAGTCCACAAACGGAAGGCGCTTTGGGTGGCATCGAAGCCCGTGCCCTTGCCGGTTCCCCGTTACAGCAGGCAGGACAGCAACAGGCGCTTCAAACCGTCCAGGGTGACTACCTGAACGCCAACCCTTTCCTTCAGGGTGCATATCAGGCCGCATCGCAGCCGGTTATTGACCAGTGGCAGCAGCAGATTGCTCCGGGTATTGACAGTTCTTTTGCGGGCGCTGGTCGCCTTGGCTCTGGACTGTACGCACAGGCGCGAAACACGGCAGAAAGCACCCTTGGCCGCAACCTGACTGACATGTCTTCCAAGATGGCATATTCAAACTACGCCCAAGAGCGTCAAAACCAGCTTAATATGGCGCAGCAGTCCGGGCAGATGGCGCAGGAAGACTATGGCGACCTGAATAAACTTATGGCCGTTGGTGCAGCCCGCGAGGGACAGCAACAGGCACAGCTTCAAGACCAAATCAGCCGCTTTAACTTTGAGCAGTCTCAGCCCTGGGACCAACTGGCCCGGTATTCCGGTCTGGTGCAGGGCGGCTATGGCGGCACGACCACCAGCAACACGCCACTGTATTCAAACCCCGGCGCAAACTTCCTCTCTGGTGCCTTGGGTGGCGCGACAATCGGTAACATGATGGGCAGTCCCGGCATGGGTGCGATTGGTGGCGGCATCCTTGGGCTGATGGGGTAAGCTGATGGATTACCAGAAAATGCTTCAACAAGCCATGATGCAGAACATGGCAGGCAGTCAACCCGGCGCTCAGAACACCATGAAGGGATTGCTTGGCAATAACTACCAATCTCCTATGCAGGGTGGCCTTCTGGGTGCCGCACAGGCCATTGCGCCGATGTCCGGGTACACCAAGACCCCCGTAAGCATGGGGCAGGTTCTAGGGGCTGCTGGTGGCGGTTATCAGCAGGGCCGTAATCAAGCCATGATGCAGAATATGATGGCTGGCGGGCAGATGCAGAACATGCAGGCCAAAAACTTGAAAATACAGCAAATTCAGGCGCAGATGAAGGCCGCGCAGGTCGCGGCGCAACAAGCTGCCGGGCAACGTGCAATGGTTGCCAATCTTCGCGCCAATCCTGATTATAAAGACCTGGCCTCTTTGCCTGACAGTCAGTTTATGGCTGAAGTTATGAAGATGCGCGACCCTATGTATGGCAAATACGTCAAAAAGCCAGGTGAAGTTATCGCCAAGGTAGACGGTTCAGACGCTGCTGAAGGTGGCGTTGACCATTTTGCCCGTGCAGGTCTACCGCTAACACAGGCTGAAATGGCTAAATATTATCCAAACGCCACAGCATACGAAAGTTATCATTGGGATGACAAAGGTGTCACGCCCAAGCGCCAATCTGGCGGCAAAGGTGCGTTTGAAATTGAATCAAACCTTTCTGATGGATGGAAGCCTTACAAAACAATGGGTGAGGAAGTCTTACGGGGCGCTCATATTGTCGGGACTGCGCTGGAAAAGCGCACAGGCCCGTCTGACATTGTGGCTATTAAATCGTTTGAGAGGATGATCGAAAAGAGTGTTGTCAGGTCTGATGATGTTGCCATGCAGGCGGGCGCTGTCGGTCTTAGGGACAGGGCCATGCAGTTCTTGGCGAACTGGAAAGAGGGCGACCTGTTGAGTGACACAACCCGGTCTGAAATGCAGCAGATGGCTAATGAAATCCTGTCTATCACGATGGAACAGCAGGTCATGCCAAACCTGACTGACACGATTGACCGCGCCGACAACTACAAAGGCGTTCGCAGGTCAAAAATCATTACGGACAAGCAGCGTGACAGGCTCCTGAATTGGGAAAAGTCAAAATTTACTTTTGAGGTTGGCGACGACCCAGATAAAGTTCCTGACGCTGTGTTTATTGCTGATGGTCGCAACGCCTATAATGCACCAGGACAAACAGAAGAAAACCGCAAAGCCATTCAGGAAGAATTTATTAAACGCGGTCTGAGCCCTAATCTTCTGAGGCAAAAATAACATGGGTGTCTTTGACAAATACCTTCCGGCCAAAGAGCCATCTAAGGGTCCGTCTGTCTTCGATAAATATTTACCGAAAGACCCGGAGGCGCTTGCGCCGACACTTCAGGAACGTGTGGGCTTTGATCCCGATGTTAAACGCCTTGGCTTGCTGCCCTATCCTAAAGGCGCACTGAAGGGCGACGAGGGTGATATTGATTGGACTGACTGGGTTGCGCCTAAAGCCTTTACTGGAATGGTTGAAGGCGCGGCTTTGCCGGGGCATGTTTTGGGTGGCGGGCGCTATACAGGTGAAGACGTTGCGAACCTAGTTGGATCGTGGGCAGTGCCGGGGGCGTCAAAGACAAATTTGCCGCAGCATATGAAGCGGTCAGAGTTTGTTCGCGGCGCGCCTACTTCGGAACAGCTTGGCAAAGAAGCTGGCAAGCACTTCGCAAAAGTTGATAGTTCTGACGTTTCTGTGTCGGGCAACGCCTATGCAGATTTTCTAATCAGTCTGCGTGATAAATTGACCAACAAAGGATTTGACGCAGACGGTGACCTGCATCCGACAGTCACATCAACTCTCAAATCAATGGAAAAGCAGATAGACACAGAACTTGATGTAAACAAGCTTAAAATCATTCGTGCTTATGTGAAAGACGTTGCTCCGGATGCTCAAAAGGCAGCAGAGAAACGCTTTGGCCGCACTATGGTCGATGACTTTGACGACTTTGTGATACAGAACACGCCGCCTGAATTTGCTAAAACGTGGAGTACGGCACGGGCTGCGACTTTTGCAAGCAAACGCACAGAAGTCATTGAAAAGGCTATTGAGAAAGCCAGAGACACAGCAAGCGGATTTGAGAACGGGTTGCGCATTGAGTTCCGCAAAATTCTCAATAGCGAAAAAAAGATGAAACAAAACAAATTCTCTGCTGATGAAATAGAAGTGATGAAGCAGGTTGTTAATGGCACATTGCCAAACAAAATCCTTCGGTATCTTGGTAAGTTCGGCCTTGGGACAAACCGTGGTCTTGGGTCATTTCTTGGCGGTGCCGCTGGCGCCGCTGCTGGTGGCGTTCCAGGTGCAGCTACGGCTTTAGCCCTTGGGACAGCAGCAAACGCTGCTTCAGGGCAAATGACGAAGCGGGCAGCCGATTTAATGCTAGCTATGGCCGCGCAGGGCGGCAAGCTGCCGAAACTGCAAGGGCTGATTAACCCTATGGCCGTCCCTTACGGCGCGGCAGCAGTCACACATGGCCTGCTAGGCCCGACAAATGAAGCGGCTGCACAGCAGCGGGTGAAAGATGAAGAAATCAACCGCCGTATTCAATCCGGCGACCTGATTTAAGGATAGTAAAAAATGGCTGAGTTCAAAGACCTAGACGTTGCAGCGGCAAACAACACTGCCCGTTTCCCTGAAGGAATGCGGGTCAATGCCCTGAACAACCAACTGCGTGAACTGGAGGCTATGGTCGCCCGTGAGTTTGGCGACCGCAACGGCTCCCTGAGTTCAACAGGCTCTGCGAACGCTTATGTGTTGGCAGCAAACGCCACCCTGACGGCATATGCCCAGGGTGATGAGTTTGCATTCAAGGCCAATTTTGCCAACACTTCCGGGGTCACAATCGACGTTGACGGTGTGGGCGCAAAGAGCATCCTGAAGGCGCACGACCAGGCTTTGGTCACTGGTGACATTGAAAGCGGTGCGCTGGTGCGGATCGTCTATGACGGCACGAACTTCCAGCTTATGTCACCGACCGGATTTGACCCCGCTTCTGCTGTAGCCTCGACGGCTGCCGATGCTGTTTCAACCGCCGCTGATGTCGTTTCCACCAATGCCGACGTTGTAACGACGAACGCTGACGTTGTTCTGACTGCCGCCGATGTAGTATCTACCGGCAATGACGTAACAAGCACCAATGCAGACGTTGTTTCGACCGGGAATGACGTTACCAGCACGAACGCCGATGCGGTATTAACAGCCGCCGACGTTGTAAGTGCAGAAGCCGCAGCCGGTGCCGTTGCCGTTCCATTCACATTCGATAACTCGACCACAATGGGCGACCCCGGCACAGGCGACTTCCGGTTTAACAATGCAACAGTGTCGTCAGTCACGGCTATCGCTGTGGACGCCACCAGTGCAGACACAGGCAACCCCGACGTTTCTGACTTCATTGCAGTATGGGGCGCGTCAACTGCGACGAACAAGGGTTACATCACGATCAAGAAAAGTGGCACACCCGCCACGTTCGCAACCTTTGCTATTACCGCTGCCGTTACGGATAACACAGGCTGGCTACAATTAACCGTCACGCACGTTGACAGCAATGGAACATGGACCGCAGCCGATAAAGGTTATTTTGCATGGTCACGCACAGGTGACGATGGCGCAGGTTCTTACAACACAGCGACAGCCACAACAGAAGGTATCGTTGAACTCGCTACACAGGCCGAAGTGGACGCTGGCACAGACACAGCCCGATCAATCACTCCGGCAACGCTTGACGCCTTTGTGAACGGTAAGCCGGACACAGTAATCACTGCCGCCGACGAAATATTATTTGCAGACGCCACCGACAGCAACAAATCCAAAAAAGACGCCGTGCAGGGCATTCTTGATCTTGTACCAGCAAGCGGCGTCGTCGGTGACGCTTTGGTGCAAGCATCCCTGGCATCCCAACTAAACAACGTGACTGGTGATAATACAGTATATACGATTGTGTTTGATACCGAAATAACTGATGTGGGCGGGGATTGGGCTAGTCCTACATTTACTGCGCCGACCACAGGCAAATATCTTTTTTCCGGGGTTATTTCAATAATAGCTGGTACATCTACATCTATGGGCGTTCGGTTAGTCACATCCAACAGGACGTTATATTTTCGGGGCAACCCGAATAATATGGCTGACAGTTCTACTCAAATTAACTTGCCGTTTGCTGCTGTACTTGACATGGACGCCTCAGATACGGCTTCGATTGCGGTTGTCACGTCTGGCGGGGCCAAGGACGATGATGTAACGACTGAAAGTTATCTGTCCATCGTGCAACTTACATAGGTGAAACATGCGAGAACTTACAACACAAGAACATGACGCCTTGGCAAAGATCGTTACTGACCCGGTTGCATGGTGGGCGAACGCAACGGCAAGCCGCGTCGATGAAGAAGCAGCACTTGCTGCCAAGCTGGCGCGGTGGGAAGGCAAGCACACAAACACCAAGGCCGAACGTGATGCAGCCGATGAAGCAGAGCGTAATACGCCTTTAACAATAGCGCAACAACTTGCCGCCTCTGACGCGCTGCTGCCTCGTTGGGGTGAGGATATTCTGGACGCGCTGGAGGCGAACGGCATTTCTGTTTCCGCAGAAACCAAGGCCAAAGCCGCCGCCAAGAAAGCCTTGAGGGTACAGCTATGACCATCCTCGTCGCCCTTGCCATCGTCTTGCTTGGCCTTGCTGACATCGCACTGACCCGTGAAGTGCTGCGGCGTGGCGGTGTTGAGGTAAATCCCATCATGCGCTGGTTGATGGAATACAGCCCGCTTGACTGGACGATTGTCAAATTTCTCGTTCATGCAGGTGTGGCTTCCGTCGTCATGTTTGTGCAAGAGCCTGCCGTCTTTTGGGGTGGCGTGGCTTTCGCTGTTATCTATGCAGGCATTGTCGCATGGAACGTTCACGTTCTCGTTTGGATAAGAGGGTAATCCCATGAAGCATATCAGCATCTTTCTATCAGCTATCGTTATGACGGTAATATGGTCCGGTGCTGGTGTGGCGCAGGAGTACAGGACACTGCAAATGTTTTGCGCCCCTGCCCCTGTCCTGGTCGAAAAGATCAAGGAACGTGAACAGGCTCCGGTGGCTTTCGGTGTCGTCAACAAAGGCCAGGTTGGCATGAACATCTGGCGGGATGCAAAGGGTGAACGCTGGACCGTAACGCTCATTAACCCGACGTCAAAGACAATGTGTGTCATTGCCGACGGCACAGACTTCCAGAACGTGATATTTCACCTGAAGCCACAAGGACCAAAAACGTGAGTGAACATATTCAAACCGTCGCTGTGTCAAAGGTCGCTGGTCCCATTGCCACGGCAGTAGGGACGACAGGCTACACCCTGCAAATGTTCCAGGAGCATCTTGGCGTTGCCATACAGATGGGGTCTGGTCTGCTTGTCCTTGGCGGTCTTGTCCTGACGTTCTACAACATCCGAAACGCCCGCCGGGCCGGAAAATAAATGCCAGATGACCTGTTAAGGGCGTTTTCCACAGAGAGACAGTGGGAGGTCTTGTGCGTTCTGGACGGCAAGACACAGCGCCAGGCGGCAGAAGCGTTGGGCGTTACCCGGAATGTAATCAGCCAAGTGCTTGCATCCGTCCGGGTGAAAGCCGCGAAGGCAGGCTACAGCCCTGAAAATGATATGGTCCACACCGTCCCAAGGGGCTTTTATGTCAAGGGGACTTCAACACTCTACGGTGACGACGGGCAGGTAAAGCAACAGTGGGTCAAGTCGCAGGTCGACCAGGAACAGCAAGAGGAAATATTCCGCGAGGCCATTGAGGGCATGATTAGCCCTGTGCCGAAAGCCAGGCCAACTGTCGGGCCAAAATCGAACAACGCCAACCTGATGACGGTAATACCTGTGTCAGACCACCACCTGGGAATGTATAGCTGGAAGCCTGAGACAGACGGCAATTACAATCTGGACATTGCTGAAGAAGTCTTGATGGGGGCAATGGATCATCTTGTATCTGTTGGCCCTGACAGTGAACACGCCATGATAGTCACCCTTGGTGATTTCCTGCATTATGACAGCTATGCAGCTTTAACCCCTGCCAGTGGGCACCTGCTGGACGCTGACAGCCGTTTCCCCCGTATGGTGCGTGTTGCTATGCGGTTGCTCCGTTACCTCGTCACAGCAGCCCTGCGCCGCCACCAGAAGGTTACTATGGTGATACAGCAGGGCAACCATGACCCAAGCAGCACAATCTTTCTGCGGGAAGCCATGAGCCACATCTATGACAACGAAGCCAGGCTGACTGTAGACACTGACCCGAAGCCGTTTAGCTGCCATCAGTTCGGCAAGAACATGATTGGCACACATCACGGGGACAAGGTGAAGCTTGGGGCGCTGCCTCTCCTGTTCGCCACAGATTACCCGGAAATATGGGGGGCCACAGAACACCGCACGATCCACACGGGCCACGTTCACCATGACCAGGTGTTGCTGAAAGAACACAGTGGGGCCGTTTGCGAAAGTCACCGGATACTTGCACCAAAGGACAGCTATGCAGCCAACAACGGATGGAGAGCGCAGCAGTCTATGAAGGCTATCGTCTTGCATGATGAATATGGAGAGGTGGAACGTCACACGTTCTCGCCGCAGATGATTGATGCCTGATATTACTTTCAACGGAATGATTTCTGTCGGCGGCATCCTGTTTGCTGCACTGTCAGCGTGGTTCGCCGTCAAGTATGGGCAGGCGGCACTGGCACAAAAGAACGCTGACCAGGACGAGGCCATTCATGGTATCCTGCGGCAGATCAAATCCCTGTGGGAGAAGAAGGACGCCTCTGTTGAGGAAATGGCAGAGGCCAAACACCAGTTAAAATACATCGCCCGTGACGTTGAAGAACTTCGCGAAGAAGCGAAATATCAGCGAAGGAAATCAGATGCCAAAGTTTAGCGCAGCCTCAGAGGCCAGGCTTGTTACCTGCCACGACGACCTGCAACTTATATTCAGAGAGGTTGGCTGGATTGTCGATTGTACCATTGTCGAGGGTTGGCGGGACATGGAAACGCAGAACGAATACTTTCGCCTGAACAAATCAGAAGTGCAGTACCCTGACAGCAAGCACAATGAATATCCGTCAATGGCTGTCGATGTGATGAAGTATTATCCAGACAGACCACACCTGCACTGGTCCGACAAGGACGACATGGAAGACTTTGCACTGTTCGTTATTGGCACGGCTGAACGCCTTCACGCGACGGGTGAAATCAAGCACCTTGTCAGATGGGGTGCCGATTGGGATATGGATGGCGTCCGGGTTGATAAAGACCCTGATGAAGGCTTTTTTGACGGGCCGCACTTCGAACTTTACGAGCCGGAGGAATTTTGATGATCGGTACACTTATCACAGCCCTTGCGCCAAGTGTTCTTGGTATTATCGACAAGGTTATTCCTGACCCAAAGGCCGCAGCCGCTGCCAAACTTGAATTTGCCCGACAGCAACAGTCCGGTGAGTTACAGGAATTGGAAATCTCTATGGGTGCCATCATGGCAGAGGCCAACAGCAAAGACCCCTGGACAAGCCGGGCGCGACCAAGCTTCCTTTATCTGATGTATGCTGTTATCGGTCTGTGCTTCTTCGGTGGCGTCCTTGGTATCTGGTGGCCTGACCATGTGGCGACTGCCGCCAGCAACATCACGAACCTGCTGGCGGCTATCCCGGAGCCTATGTGGTATCTGTTCGGAACAGGCTACCTTGGCTATACAGGCGCTCGGTCTTGGGACAAGCGCAAGAAGCCTTGATGTTCAGGAGTGGGTAAATCCCTGGTCTAAGTAGAGTCTTTGCGAAGCTCTGGAACCATTACTTTTGCGTACCAGTCCCAAGCGTCACGTAATAACAAATGCTTTGCCGCTTCTGCCCTTGAAAACCCGAATGTGTCGGCAAGATGATCAACAATTTCCATCTGCTTTTCGTTCAAGGTGATTTCAACTTTGGGCATAATTGGCTCCATTTACACAGGGTCTTCAAAGTCACCAGTGAACTCTTTGAAATCGCCGCACCCGTCGAACCCGTCTGTTGTCGGCCAAGCGGTAGAAACACCCTCAAAGATTTGTGGTGAATGGCGCTGGCACAGCCCCGGTGCATCCAGTTCCGGTACTCTGGCAGCTTCTGTTGCCCAGAAATCACAGTTCCAACATCTATTTTCCATCTCGTTTCCTCTGGGTTTATAGAGTTTCTGTTTCAGTGTTTCGAAGCATCTGGCAGACAATTTTCGACGCCATGATTTCTGCCGAATAGTGTTTTTCCATTGCTTGAGGACCGATCTTTTTTAGCTGTTCAAGCATCATTTCTTTTGACGCCAAATCTTGCTCAAGGTATGCCGCAAAGCGGTCGCGTTCTTCTGGCGTCAGTACGATCATGGTCAACAAATCCTCGATTTACACAGGGGCCAAGTCGACCAGTGTGTCGGCTTCAATCTCAGATCGGTAGCGACACCAAGCAGCCTTGAAGGCGTCAGCTTTGTCACCATCCGGCATGTAGATTGCGTTGTTGTATTCGTCGCATTCGCGGTTCCAAGTGGTGTTTGAAGTCACGACAAATATTCCATTTGGTCTGGCCTCAATGTGATCTACCAGAGCCATAGCAATAATGTGGTCGCCGTTATTGAAAATGCTTTCTGTAGCTAATCCCATCGTCTTTCCTTCCGGTTTAAGGCTCCTGTTTTTACAGTTCGTCGCGAACGCGCTGGAGGCTACTAATCAGCCAGTCAAGGTCGGTAATAGGGAAGCCTGCCTCCCATTCTTCCGACACGCTCATGATCTTGATTGCGTTGTCTTTCGTGCTGTCATAACTGACGGCGGCGCGGACGCCTGAGTTGTCGTCATAGTGTTTTTCAAACACCAGCTTTGTTGCCTTCTCTGCCATCTGGATACCTCGCTCCATTTACACAGGGATGCGGTCTGGACCGTATTTTTCCAGATACGCAATTATTCCATCGGCAAAAGCTGCACCGGCTTCGCTCTCCGACTGTTTTGATAAATCTTCTGAAACCATTCCGGTTTCGCGAGAGAAAGTAAAAGTGCCGTTCGTTCGCCGGGGGCACAGTCCTGTTCGGATCGCGCTTATTTCTGCCGCTGTAATTGGCTCTCTTGGGTGTGAGTATGCGAAGCTGCTCCACAAGTCACAATCTCCCCACCCACCAACACAGCCGGGGCACTGCTCATCGGAAAACCCGGCGACCTGAGAGTGTTCAGGGCAAAATCCTTGTTCATCATCAACGGCCCCGTAGCGGCTACCCCAACCTGCCGGAAGGTCAAGAACTACCTTGTGGTCGTTGCTACAGAGACAGCAACTTACGGTAACGGTGTATTCTGTCATTGAATTTTATCCCTGATTAAGTAGACAGCAGTTTCATTTTCACAGCTTCATCAAGTTGGCTTTCCGCAAACATCCCGATAACGCCGTGCGGCAGATCATCACCGGACTTGCCGTCGATCTTCGCCAAGTGGATTTCGCGTATCATTTCAGCGGTCACGTCAGGGTATCCAAATTCCACAAGGGACTTGGCAATGGCGGGGTAGACTTGTTCTCGTTTTGGCATGATAAAAATTCCTGGTTAAATAGGGTCTTGGCTGGTGACAAAATCGCACACCCGCACCAACACCTGTTCAGTCATAGACAGCGGCGTCTCCGTTGCACTGTTGATACCCTTGCGCTGAAAAAACACCTGCCCGTCCAACTCGATTGCAAAGGCTGGATTGCTGTAAAACATTGCGTCATAAATCTTCACGCCATTGATTTCGGCCATATCAAATCCCTGATTTTCTACGGACGTTCACAGATCGCGACCTTGACTGGTCGAAACCCATAACCGACGTTCAATTTCTTTTCGGCATCAGCCTTCGCTGCCAAACGGGCGACTTCTGTCCTGTACCATTTCGTCCAGACCCACGGCTTGCCGATACCCTTGTACGTCACAGCCAGCCCAAAGCGTTTCTTGTGCTTGCTCTTCGGCTTGCCGGGGCTGACCGGCTCTTGAAGTAATGTTCTGTCCATCTGCCTAAGCCTCGTTTATTTCTGTTTGTTGACGGCTTCGTGAAACAGTTCGACGAACCGCCCCACGTTGCGTTTGCTTCGCTCAAGGTCGCCGTCCATATCCCAATCGTCTGTATTGCCGGGGTAGATTTTTCCCAACCCTTTTTCAGACCCCATATCTACAGGTGTTTCTACAGGGCTGGCGTCTGTGTCCGTTACTGGCTGCGTGTCTTCGGCTGTTTCGGTTGATAGAGTTTCAACGCCCTTGTATGCAGCGATAACGCGCTCCGCTTCATCAAGGCACCCTTCGCAAAGCGTTTCACAGCATGGCCTTGGCTCTGACCCTTTGCAGATAATCCGCGCTCCCGCTTCAATTCCCTGCTTGTTCATCCTTTGCCACCGGATAAATCGGAGCCGGGTAGCGCCCCAACAAACTCAAGCTGGCCAAGAGCATCAGGAAGCCGGTCACATATTCCGCCTTCCCGTGAATGTCGTTGCCAGAAGCGGAGTTTGAGGTGCCGGGGGCCGCAGGGGGCCACACCAAACCGCAGCATCTGGTCTGCGGAATGACCCCATAAAGCAGTAAGGGCATAACCGTCCCAATTGTTCATTTCACCACGCCATGTGACTTCGATCAGGCGTCTATGTGTCCAGTCGGCGTTCTGATAGGTGATAGGCGCGTTGTGGATGCCGCGACCGGCTTTTGCCAGAACATGACAAACCCGTTTTGCAAGTTCGCTGCACTGCTGGCCTGTTTGCAGGTTGATCCACTCCCAGGCGTCTGAATATTCAGCCATCGGTTTTTGTCTCCTGATCGGGGGTGTGGGAAAGGGAGAATAAAAGGACCGCCCGTGTCGCTGGTACCATGATCCTGTGGATTACGAGGCCACGGGCGGTCAAGTGCCTTAGCCTGGGGAAGACCAAGGCTGTGAGACTAATCATTGTTCATTGCCTCATGGATCAGGCGTTTAGCGGTCAACAGGTCCATGCCTTCGCCTTCATTGCCTTCGGGTCCAGCCATACCAACAAGGCGGTGAATTGCAGCAGCGAAGCCAAGGCGTCCGTGTCTGACTTCAGCAGCTAGTATCTGAGGATATAGCATCATTTCCCAAACTCCATAAGTTCACGTTTAAGGGCGCTCTCATCCAGCCCCGGAATGAAATATTTTACAACGACGTCAACCACTGACTGGTAGAACTTGTCAAAGGCATCTTGCCCCATGCTGGCAAAGTTAATCGACATCGGCACCTTATATTCCTGCCCCGAAGGCGAAACCCTGACATTAACATGGCCTGCCGCAATTTTAATCATATCAAGCAGTTCGTCTTCGCTGCTGTATCGTTCCTGGTTCTGAAACACCAGGTTGATAAGAGCAAAGAATTTCTTGTGATGCTTCAGGTTCCTTGGCTGCTTGACTTCAACCATGTATTCCTGACCTGTCTTCAGCTTCTGCGGTTTCTT